TTTGTGAGATCAACGGAACCGTCGGACAGTCCAGCCTCGACCGTAGCAAGCGCCTTCTCGGCTGATGCTAAGTCACCCGACATCGCAGTATGTAGCAGGGCTGAACCCTCAATCTGCGACACCGGAGCCGTTCCGCCCGTGCCTTCCACGCCGCCCGCGCCAGATGGTGTATCGACCATGAACAGGTCTGGCTTCTCCGCACGCAGAGCGTCAAACAACGGGCCAGTAATGGCCGGGTCGCTTATCTGCTCCGTGTCGAGTCCACCCAATGCACTATCCGCCAGCAGTCGAGCGTAGTCGTCCGTCACGATCTTCTGGTTGAATCGTTGCGAGCCGATCACCTTTGACACCGCGGCATCTCGCAGGAGCTTAGTCGCCTGCGCCTTGTCGGCGGCGGACTCTGCCTGCATTGCGTCGATCTTGTCAGCGAGAATCTTCATCTGTTTCGCGTGCTGCTCCGCTGCTGTCCCGGTCTTGCTTTCGCTCTCGTCAGCCTTGGCCTGTGCCTCGTCAAGTTGCGCCCGCAATGCTTCCGCCTTGCTTTCCGCGTCCTTGCGTGCCGCCGCCGCTAATGAGTTCTTTTGCTTTTCCAGTTCTGCCGCGATAGCCGCTTGCGGATCAAATGATCCCAACGCGCTACGAACTTCGTCCGTAACGTCGCCGCCATCTAGCAATATCTTTTGTGCGTCTTCGTATGTCATCGTGTCTGCTCCCTCGTCACGTATTACGCGCCGTGCCGTTGCGCGGTTCCCAGCGAATCACACCCCGCCGGGGTTAGGTGAAATTGTTTACCCCTCGTCTTCTTCGCCCTCGTCCTCGTCGCCCTGTGTGGCCGCGTCAATGTCGATCATCACCGGGTCGGATTCGTGACTCGCTATATCTTCGCGCATTTCGGCCATTTCTTCAACTGTGGCACGGGAACCGATACGGTCAACGCGCTCGACAAGCTTGCGCTCGAACATGCGCTTCACGCTTTCGGGGTGGCTGGTCGCGTTCATCGCTGCGACAATCGCCTCGATGTCGCCCTTGAAATCGCCCACGTCGAAATCGACGCTGTATTCCGGCGTCCATGTTTTGAAGGATGCGTCCCACTCGCTCGATAGCGCGACAGCCTTGCGCTCGGCGTCTGCCAGCATATCGGCGTTCACGCGCATGACCGCTTCCACGTCGAGATGATCCCACGCCTTAGCCTCGGCGGATTCAGCTTGCCGCGTCTGCTTCTGGAGCATCATCCCGAAACACTCTTTCATCGCGTCCTTTAGCTCGTTGATCTCGGTGCGGATCGTTGCCGTGCTCGATGCGTCCGGCATGATGATACCCGGCGTCGGGTCGCCCGGCTCAAGCAGGATGGGATACGCAAGGCCCATGACCATCGACAGCGCTTCCGGCCCCTCCATGCTGTATGCTTCTTTCGCGTGTTCCAGTACGGACGCGGGCAGATACTTCTGCGGGTATACGCCTTTAAAATAGTTCTCTCTGTTCGCGCTTTCTAAATCCATCACGGTGGCATTCATGCCCTCTAAATCGTCCATCTCTGACGGGTCGGTCGATATGTTGCCGACCGGGAAGAACGGCACGCTCTGGATGCTGACCGGGCTCGTCTGCTTGCTCTCTATCTCGGTGCCGTCTTCGTTCGCCGTGTAGCGCGTAACCTCACCGCGGCTCCATATCGTGCGTGTCTCGCGGGTTGTACGCAACCCTATGGGGCCGTTAGAGATCGTCTCTACACCGCGCACCTTAACCCACTCTAGCCCGCCTGTGCGGTTGAACTCCCAATCCATCACGTCGCCGGGATTGTATATGCGCCAGAATGGGCGAATGCGCTCCGTCACCTTGTCCGCTTCGGTCATTTCCGCCGCGCCTGTGGCCGGGGTGTCTACGCCGACCCATGCCCATTGACTGCTCGCAACCGTCGCGAGAAGCTGCTGCATGAACAGGTCGAGCCGTTGGCCCGTGAGCGTGATATCTTCCTCAACGTCGGGGTCTATCCCGTCGCGGCCCGGTGGGGTCTGGAAGACGTACTGCGAGAGCTTGTTTACCATGCGGCGTATCAGCGGGACGTGGTGGCTACGTGCCAGCCGCCCCGTGATCTTGCTACCGTCTTTGCGTGTGCCGCCGTCCCACTCAATCTCGCTCTCGCCAGCAAAGCGCGACAGGCGGGCTGCGATGTACGCACGACCGCCTCCATAGGCGAGGTGGTTAATTGCGATCTGTGGGCCGCGTGCAGCCAGTACGGGGTGCATCTGCTTGAGGATGATATCTTCCGGCGTGGATGTGGAATCCATCTTGCCAGTAAGATCGAGCGGCATATTGCCGATCACGTTCCCCCGCCCCCAGTAGTCGTCGCCAGCCATGATTATCCTTCTCCCGGTGTTGTGTGCATTCGGGGGAATGATAGCCGACTACGCGCAGCCGTACAAACGCACGCCATGGAACACGGTCACAGGGGGCGACGAACAGCGTTCGATCACACTCTGTATATTTACACTCTACTAGTCTTGTTCTGGTTCTGGTTCTGGTTGGTTGAACTTAAGTGCAACTTAAGTACCGCTTAAGCTCATTTTTCGGCGCGTAGATCTAGCCCTATGAACAGCGGGCAAACGTGCAGATTCGATGCATTATCAAGTCCGTTTATTTTCCAAAGTGGTTTTTTTTCGGGTCAAAACCGTACCCCCTCTCGGCCCTGCGAATTTCCGAAAATGAAACGATCAAATCGGCGCGTTAGAACGTGCAGAACATGACCACCACAAGCGCGGAATAAATACCGAGCGTGGCAAGCATGAGGAACACAAGCAGGATAGCTGACGCGCGATCTTTCACCCCCAGTAATTAGCCTTGCCCGGCTTCACCCATCGGATACCGCCGCGTGCGTCCTCCACGTCGCCCCTGTATCGCGGGATGATGTGAATATGCGCGTGGTCGATTGTCTGTCCCGCCGCTGTGCCGTCGTTTAAGCCGATGTTGTACCCGTCAGGTACTAGGCCTAGCCTTCCCTCGTTAAACGCCGTCCTACACCGCCTGACGAGCCTCCACAGGTCATTATACTCGCACGCTGGCAGATCATACACGGACGCAACAACCCGGCGCGGCACAACCAGCAGATGTCCCGGTGACACGGGGTACTTATCGAGGAACGCCACGGAGTCGTCTGTAACGAAATCGTCGCACCCCTCCGCGAACAGGTCGGGACGCCGGAACCCCGGTATCGGTGCGAATGGAGAGCCGTCGAGCATTACTCCCAACCTCCTCCAAACTCCAAACGGGAGTTGTGTGTTATGTCTCTGTCCGGTTTCCACGATGTCTCCACGTGGCCGTCGTCGTCGTGCGTGTCCGTCCATATGATCTCGCACCGCAAACACCGGGCCGCGCATGTGTAAGTCTGCGTGTCCGGCTCAAACGCGCTCCCCATGCTCTCGCCGGGCTGCTTGCATTTGGGGCAATCGAGAACGTCTGGCTCGTCTGTGTGTGGGTTATCCATTGGAAGACCCCCTCACGCGGCATACTGCGCCACCTATCGCCTTGCGGAGCCTGTCCTCGTCCCGCTTGCTTAACTTGTCCTTGATGGGCGGCATCGGTACGCGCTCTTTTTCTTTCGGCACGGGCACGCGGACGATCTTAACTTCTACGCCGCCGACTCGGTGGTCGCAGTTTTCAATCGCCTCCCGTATCGTCTCCAGCAGGGCCGGGGTCGGGCGACACGCCCGCAGTATCCCGACCTTGACGCGTATCTGTTTCATTGTTGGTTTATGTTCTAGTGGTTTCATTTTATGCCTCTTTTCTTCGTTGCATCTGCGAGCGCAACACGCGCCCCGTACACCATCGCAAAAACGCCGAGCATCGGGCCGCACGCCGCAACTACAACCAACACCGGAGCGGCCACAATCAGGAAAACCGCGTGAGATGAACCGTCAGAAAACGATGGGATGTCGGACAAGGCGGCAAGCGGGGTAAACAGGACAAACGTAGTCCACAGGAAGTGCAGGGCACCGACTATCTGTAGCGCCCGGCCACCAGACCCCCGCGACCAAAGACCTATTCTGCCCCCAACATCCACGCCGACAACCTCCGTTCCGCACTTAGGGCAAGCTAGACCCGTCGCCCCCGGCTCGGCCTCCAGCAAAACCCCGCAACCCTTACAATCAAATGCGGCCGTGTTCATTTTTTACCTCCTATTTCTTCTCTTGCGCCTTCTGCTGCTTCGATGAACGCTTTCGCGACTTGCGGTACGATTGCATTGCCCGCTCCCCGCAGCAGGCCCACTCGTCCGGGTATCCCATCAGCCAGAGGGAAAAGCGCGGGTTCAACTTCCAGCCTTCCATGTCGGGCAGGCGGAGGTTTTGTATTGTCGCCTGCTGGCTTAGTGGTACCCCTCTGTCCTGTGGGCGTGGCGGCTTGCTGCCCCTCGAGTGATCCTGCGATGTCGGGCTTACCCACCCCGCCGTCTGTGCTTGATTCTGGAGGTATATCTGCGTGGAGTAATCCTGATTGTGAGTCTCGGCCTCGGTCGGCGTCCTCCACCCATCTGGCAGGAACTCGCCTTGCTTTCCCGTCTCGACAGGGCCACCAGACTGCGCGGCTCCAGTCAACTTCGACATTGATGGAAGATCGCCCCCTTGCCAATTTTCCGACTTTTGCCTGTCGTTCTGATCGCTGCTCATCGGCGTCGGCCACCCCGCTTGCTCCACGTCGTTTGCCAGAGTCTGAGTGAATCCCTCTGGGTGCGCCTCCGTCTTCGTGTGGCCCTTGTGGTCCCGCGCTATTGGCGAAGTCCACCCCTTTACTAGGGTGCTGGTCGATGGACTGTTCCTCTGGTTCGTCGGACTGTCGTCCGTTCCGTACCCCACCAGAGCCGTCACCGTAGGCCACCCACCACAATCGCTGTCGGATGTGGGCCGCGCCGAAGCCCGCAGCGCACATATCTGCAACCCCGCAAACATATCCCATTGCTTCCAAGTCAGCGTGTACTCCGGCGACCCATTCACGCCCGTCGCGGCTTGCAACCTGTTCGCCAAAGACGCTTGCAGGTCTGCGCTGGGCGATGAGCCACCGAAAAGCGGGCCACAGGTGTCTCTCATCGTCAACCCCTCCACCCTTTCCGGCGACACTAAATGGCTGACATGGACACGAGCCTGTCCAGACGGGTCGGTCGTCGGGCCAATTAGCCATTCTGAGGCCGAGAGGCCATCCGCCAATGCCTGCGAAAAAGTGACATTGCGTAAATCCGTCGAGGTCGGCCGGGGCGATGTCTCGGATGTCCCGCTCATCGACTACCCCGTCCGCTATTAATCCGTCTTTTATGAGTTCCCTTAGCCATTGCGCTGCCCCCTTGTCGTGCTCGTTGTAGAATGCCGCCACGGTTCACCCCTCCACCTTGCGCCCATGCATCTCCAGCGCGTCGGCAACGTGCCGCAATAACTCCGCGACACTATCGACCGACGCACCCCGCATGAATACGATGCTGAACGACTGCGGCCCCGCTCCGCCCGTGCGGAGACAGATATTTTTCGAGCCGTCCAGATTGTGCATTACAGACACGTTCTCAACTTGGTCGCTAGTCACGGAGCACCACCTTAGCTTCTACGCGGACGATATCGACAAGCGGCTTGCGCCCGTCGTCCGTCCAGAACGAGTCCCGGCTGACGTACAGCATGTCAACTAGAAGCCCCGTCTGATTCTCGTAGGACTGAACATGCGCGGCGATGATCCCCTCAATCGCCTTGCGTGCTTCCGTCGCGTGCTCGACTGTCACCTTTGGCCGGGGGCGATTCATTCCGCACCCCCTACGAACGTGTAGCCCTGCTCTTGGAGCTGGTCGCGTGTGCGCTGCTTGGAGTCCTGCGCGGGTCGTGCCCATCCGGCGGCGTCAACCCATCGCCCACAATGCAGCGTGTAGTATGGCTGGCCGTATTCGTCGCGGCGTCGATTGTGGATGCTAACCACGGTACACACCGGGCCACCGTCCCACGTTAAGCGGTCGCCACGCTTGAGCCTGTCCGGCAGTTGCATGTTTTCGAGTGTCCTCATGTTCTTAGTTCCTTCGTTGTTCGTGTTGTTTTATTCGTAGTACTTGTCGGCAAATGCTTTGTCTAGTAGGAGCATTCTCAACCGCCTTTCCTCATATCGCGCGACGGCCTTGTACCGCCTCGCCTCAACAGCATCGGGGTGATGCTGCTTGCAGTATCCCTCCTTGACCGCCTTGCGTTTGCATTGGTGGTATCGGGGCCATTGTCCGCTCTCTCTAACACTCTCGCAACATTGGTGTTCGTTCGTCATGTTCTGTGTTCCTTTCGGTGTGCGTGTAGGATGCGCACCCCCCGTGTGAAGTGTTAGATCAGTCCAGCCTCGGCGTCGCGTCGCTGTTGGCCCTTGAATCGTGCGGCCTCCGCATCTGCGAACAGCCGATTGAGCGTCTTGTTCTTCTCGTCGATCAACTCGCCCCGCTCGACCAGCTTCTCCTCCAGCGTCTTGATCTTGGCGGCGGCATGTATCGACGCCACGAACAGATCGCGCCGCGACAGTTTAACCTCAGCCAACTCCGCCTCTAGTGCGGCAATGTCCGAGTCCCTGCGGTCGATGATGCGCCCGATAACTTCATTCTGGTTTTTTGCGATCTTCATGTTCTCGTTCCTCTCGGTGTTCGTGTTGTTGTCGTTCTTCATCATGCATACAGAATGACAGAACCCCGCGAACCTGTCTACAACTATTTCACGAAAACTTCAAAACAGGCGAAAACGTTAAGGAATAAGCGCAAAATAAACGGCCAAAGTTCTTGCGTCACCTGTCGCGGCCTAGCGTTTGCGAGTAGATCGGCTGTGTGCTTCGCCTCTCCGCAATCCGCCGCGGATACTTGAGCATCCGCAGCTTGCGCATGATCGTTGCGTCTCTCGTCTTGTCGGATACGGGCCACTCCTGCACGATCTTAAGTATCTCCGCAACGCCGGGTCGGTCGTCTTTTGGTACGGGCTGGATTATGTCCTCGTCGTCGTTTTCTACAGCCGTAAAGAAATCCCAGTACACAATAGACGCGACACGTGAACGCGTTGCCTTCTGTCTGATCTGCCGGATTCTCCGCAGCCACACCTTGGGGTCAAGGTCGAACGCGGACATGCGCCACGCCAACAGCATCGCCTTAATTGCTTCGTCGTTTCCCGGCTTGTCTTCGATCAGGTCAACTGCCTTGCAGATGTAATCCACCATGTACCGCATACGCTGGAAAGTTCCCTCTCCGTCTTTGTACGGCATCACCCGACCCCCCAACGCCAAGACCCAACGCCACGATCAAACGCGTATCCGCGTATCAGCCGGGCGAAGACGTGCTGTGCTCTGAACTGGTCGCCCATTAGAACGGGAGATCGTCCGTGTCCGCCACGGGTTCACCTGTTGACACGCCAGCGGGCTGCTCGGCTGGTGCCGGGGCCGCTATGGCGCGTGACGTTTCGATATCACCCCAAGCGCTGAGGCTCGTGAAATATCGCGTGTTGCCGTCGCGTTCCCATGCGCGGCCCTTGATGTTCACGTTGATCGTTACGACATCGCCTACGCTTACCTGCGTCGGCTTGTCGGCGTCGTCATTCGTGAACTCGACCGCGAGCGCCTGCGGGTATCGCTCGTCCGTCTCGATTACGAGTTCGCGCTTATGGAAGCCCTTGTCTCCGAAGCTCTGGTCTTCTCCGATCACCAAGACCTTCCCTGTTACCTGTACTCTGTCCATACTCTACCTCCTGTTGTTGTTTTCCGCGTGATGGATGCGCGGCCCCCGTGTGAGTGTTAGATGTTCGCGATAACTTGAAGCGTAACGATCACGGGGCAATCGCCCCACCGCTCGACGCCCATAGATTCCGCCATCCACTCGCCGTGATACCGCCGGGCAGTTATTTCCGTCCCGCAAGCCGTGACAGTCTCCGCCCGGTCTGAGTAGATGCGCGTTGTATGCTTGGCTCCGGTGTGCGTCGTTACGTGGACATACTCCATGTCGATCAGCGGGCGGCGGTCTAAGGTCGCCGTAACTTCGCCGTCAATCCAGTTGGCCGCGTTGTACTTGATCGTCTCTTTTGTTTTCGTTGTCATGTTCTGTGTTCCCTTCGGGTTAGCTGGCGTTTGCTGTGTGGCGGACGGCGGCAAGTTTGCGCTCCGTCGAGAGGCGACGAAAGCGCGACTCTCCAAGTTTGCGCTCCGTCTCTCTAACTAGACACTTAGCGGACAGGTGGGCAACTACGCTGTCAAAATCTTCGCGTGTCATTATGGTTGATCCGTCTGGCGCGTTGTATGTGTTTGTGTTGTTCATGTTCTTTTCTCCGTTGTTCGTGTTGTTGTTCGTTGTCATGGTGGAGAGATTACGACAGACCGCAGAATGTGTCTACAACTATTTTACGAAAAAACGAAAACAGCGGTATTTCCTAGAGAATACGTGCAAAATAAACGCATTAATTTATGACGCCGAACCCGCCGCGTGGCTTGTTCAACTCAGTTACGGCCCACACCATCGCGTCCATTCTGTCCGGGCTTTTAATCGTCGTGTCTCCCGCGACCCATGACGTTAGCTGCGCCTCAAGCTGTGGCATGGAGCCGACAATATGCAAGCGCCCCTGCTCACTCAACGCGCTGACAGGTTCCGCTCGCGGTGTCTTGCCGCGTGACGCATTCACGCCGCGATAAGATATGCCGCGATCCTTCTGCCGCAGCATAATCTCGATTAGGTCGCCGCCGTTATTCTTCTCGCCTATGATCCTGTCGGCTTGTCTGTCGTGATACACCTGCACCACCTTGTCACCCCACGCGTTAGGCGACATGCGCCCGGAGTCGTCCGCCAGAACGTAGAAGTCTCGCCCCAACTTGCCCACGGTAACAATGCCCGTCTCGTCGCTCTTTGCGCCGGACGATACAGCCGGATCAACACCGACGTATACTTGCTCACAATGCGGGGCAGACGGTACACGGTGGCCGTCTATCATGGCGCGAGTCCACAGCGCACCTTCGCGCTCCGTCAAAAGCTCGCCGTATATCTCCTGCCGCCCTAGGTCGGTGTTCTCGTATGTTTCCAGCATCGACTCGATGAACACCGGGTCAAGGTTCGCGGCGTTGTCCATCATCGCCCCGCCGACATGGACGGTTAGCGGGTTATTGATAATGCGCTCCAGATGCGGGTTCCCCGGCTTCGGTGTCGTCGCGATCACGCATTGAGGCGCGAGCTTGTCGGGGCCGTATGGCTCGCGCAGTCCCATGTCGAGCATGTCGAAAGCGTGTTCTCCGCGCTTGCTGCGCCATGCCGCCAACTCGTCGCAGACTGCCCAGTTGAAACCCGGCCCACGCATACGCCCCGGCTCGTCCGCCGACCTGACGAAAGCGGTTGAACCGTTAGGCCATACAAGGCGCTCGCCGTGGTCGCGGCTTGCGGTGTGCTTCGGCATGAACCACGGCGGCGAAATCTTGAGTATGCCAGACGTACCGCCGAGCAAAACAGAGGTCATGTCATTAGACGTTGCCGCCGCCATCATTCCAGTTGAACCGGGGCGGCTCCACGCCATCTCTCGCGCCCACTCCGCAACGCATCGCGTTTTGCCGAAACCGCGCCCGGCCAACCACATCCAATAACGCCACTCTCCGCCAATCGTTGCAAGCTGATTCGGACGCGCCCATATATCGCGCCATGCGTAGTGTAGACAAGCCGCCTCCGCTTCGATGCTAGCCATTATCGGACTCCTCGATAACGGATGACTCGCCCTCGACCGTCTTGGTTTCCTTGTCGCGTTGCCGCATACGCGCCTCGACTCGCGCCATGACTTCCGCCGGGTCTAGCTCGCCCGCTTCGCTCGTGGCTTTAATGTCAACTTGCTGGCGTGGTCGTCCGCAGTCTTGTTCAATCATCATCTTGATTGCCCACGGCTTGCCCTGTGCCACGGCCTCGGAAAATTTTATCATAGCTAAGTGGCGCGGGTCGCGTATCTCGATGGCATCCTTCCCCTTGCCATACTTGCACGTCAGCGTGTCGGGGCCGTATAGCTTCTGGCACTCTGCTATGAGGGTGTCGATAGTGTTGAGCTTCGACCTACTCTTCTTGCCAAGCCGTAGCTTATTGCCCGGCTGGAATTGTGTGCGCCTTGATCCTTCATTCTGTCCAGTTTTCTTTTCCCTGTCCTCAATCATATTATCTCCATGATTTCAAGCGCCTCGTCGGCTGTGTAGATAACGGAGACTTGCCCTGCCCACGCATCGAAAAACATCTTCTCGTCTGGCGTCAGGCGTCGTGCGCTTGGTTGCTTGTTTCCGTCCTTGATCTCGAATAGATAATTTCGCCGGGTGCCGTCCTTGTGCTTGCACCCGACAACGATGTCAGGGAACCCCTTGCCGACGGAACTTGTCACGTATACCGTAACGCGGTTGCCACCTATCACGCGAATCTGTCGCACGATGTCGGACTGATTGTCGTCTACGCGTCGAGCGTAACTCATGCACACCCCGGCCCGTATCGAGTCCCGTTTGTCTTGCGCTTTACTGGTGCAATCGTCAGCCCAAGCCGACTCCTTAGCCGCTCGTTCTCCTCGATCAGTTCACGCAACACAGGCCCGACGCCGTGGCGGTCTATCAAGTGCATGTAATGTTGTATCTTTTCTTCTGTCATGTTTTCTTCTATGGCAAGTTGTCGCCTAGCCAGTCCGGCGAGTCTGGAACCATTTCAGACATTCTCATATGTTGCCCCCTAACGTCAAGCTCTATTTTGGTGTCATATCCGCTTGTGCCTTTCCTGTTCTTGAGTATCTGGCAGAAGCCCCGTTCCCTTGGGTTATTCGGGTCACGCCATATTCCGAGCATGAGGTCGGACGCTTGCTCGATATCGCCGCTACCGTTCGCGTCATGTAGCTGCGGTTCGCTGGTCGTCGTGTCGGATTCAGAGTTGCCTTGTGGCCTGTGCCGCTGCGTTGCGGCTATGACTATCGTGTCGGTCTGCTTGGCTAGGTTCTTGAGCGATTCCGCGCAGTTGCTCACCTTCTCGTAACGGCTGCGCCCCTCCCCACGCATCAGCCCCAAGTAGTCCACCAGAACAAGCCGGGGCGTGATAGGTGCCGTCGTGATCTCCTGCACCATCTCCGCGAATGTTATGTTGCTCGACCCGCAGACGTGAATGTGCGAGAGGTCGGACACGTCGTACTCCTCACCGTTTCGATATGTGCGCTCCACGTCGTCGCCGCCTGTCCCGACGTGACCCTGCACGAACCGCTCGAACGTCAGCACGTCGGGGAGTTCCATCTCAAAAAGTAGAGTCTGCAATTTTGTTCGGCGTGCGATCTCTTGCAGCGCCATAGTCTTGCCGACCCCAGTTCCCGACATGATAAAAACGAGTTCACCGGGAACGACGGGGCGGGCGTGCTTGCGCATCGTCGGCAACCATGCCCCAAGGTCGAGCGACAGCGAGTGCGTCTCACGGCTGAACCGTGCATATAGTTCGGCCATCTCTTGCATTGATCGCGTGTTAGCCATTAGAGCAGCCCCCGGTTAGGATTGACGGTTGGCGTGTCGTAAGTATCTTGCCAGCACTTACCCCGAAACCATGTAGAACCGTGCTTGTGCTTGAGATCAGGGAAGCCCGTGCGCCGTGCATGATCGACATGCGCGATGTATGCTTTTACGCCGTCTTCGATTGTCTGCGGATCAACTCCAGATTTTACAGCGGCGTGGAACGCGACCTCCGCCCCCGCTCGCCCCTGCTTGGCCGGGTACAGACTCCAGATGCGATTAAACAAAACGGACTTCTTTGTTATTTTCTTTTTATGGTTATGGTTATGGTTATGGTTGGTTGAACTTAAGTTGAGCTTAGGTTGAACTTGGGTTGCCCTACTTTTAGCCGACGCTTTGCCGCCTTTTACGGCCCTTTTATACAGTTTTTGATATTTCAATTCTTGGTCACGGTAAATTTCCGCGCACCTTTTATTACGAAAACCTGACCCCCCCACGCGGACGAATTGCTTCATGATTCTCCGCGAACATTTGCCCCACTTTCCGCCGAGCCGGGACAGCTTCGCTAGCTCTTCTTTGTCGCTCGGGATACACCGCTTCGCCCCGGATTGCCATTGGGCAAAAAGCAGATTCAAATAACCCCACCCCTCTTCCGGTGTCATCAGATAAACCTCCGCGCTCGACAGGAAGTCGTTCACATAAAACGGCATCCAAGGCATTTCGCGCTTGTCTGTTTTCTTCCCCATGTCCCTTATCTCCTCCGTGTCGCCGTCAAGGGGTCTATATGCCCCTGTGACGCGTTATTGTTCCTCGTGCGTGTGATGTGTCGCGAAAAAAGAAAAGCCCCCCAGCGGCGCAATAGCGGACGAGAAACCACCGGAACCGCGCAAGGCGGCGAACATACCGGGGCAAGAATCCGCACACGGGGAACAAATCCGTGGCGCTGCACTGGGGGGCGAAGCTGTTTGTTGTTCGTTCATTTTCTCAGGCTGGCTAGGGTATCAACCCCGGCCAGCGTTGGCAAGATGTTTTTTCGCTATGAAATCGCGACCCCGTGTGTTCCCCTGTGGGCCTTAAGGTAGTCATATTCCGCAAGCCACTTATCCAGCGTAAGGTCGCCAAGGTGGAAAACCATGACGCTCGTGGCGAACCATCCACGGACGCTCTCACCGTCAAAGTACCAGTATCCGTCTCCGTGGATAAGCTCAAGATCATCCGAGACTTCCCGGTGCTTCCGAATGTAGTTACAAACCGTCCGAGTTCTTTTGGGGTATGTGGTTGCTTCGTTCATGATGCCCCCATAACCTGCGCAGTCTGGAAAGCCCATGCTTCAGCCGCCGCCTTCTGTAGCTTCTTGCGGTTTCTCTCCCTAACGGCGTCGGGGTGGTGTTGCTTACAGTATCCATCCCGTATGGCCGAGCGTTTGCATTGGTGGAAACGTGGCGAATGTCCGCCCTCTCGTACGTTTGCGCTGCATCTGCAATCGTTCTTCATGTTCTTTTCTCCGTGGTTCGTGTTGTTGTTCGTTTCCTTCATCGACAGCTTGTATAAGCACTAGCCATGCCAACCCGTGCCAGACCGCAGGACGAACGCAGGAAACCCCAACAAAAGCGCAGAAAATAAAAATCAAGCCAGCGAACCGGGGCCGGAATCAGCCGAAATTGGGGCGATTTCTCGCAACCGTAAGAATCAATTCTTAGAATTGCGTCTCACAATCGAGAAAATCTGGCGGTAATCTCGTCCGTGAGGCGGCGGAACTCGGACGTGGACAGGTTGCCCTCGTGGAGCTTGCGGGATAGATAGTCGCCGTATGTGTAGTCGCAGAGCGCCCGCATTCTCCGCATAGCCTTATCATATGCACGGCCCCCGAATCGACGCAGGACGCCCGCGTGCAGCTTCGCTATGACCGGGTATCCGGCCACCCTGATCGAGTCGCCGTAAATAAAATCCGCCTCAGAGCGTGTGAGGTGCTCCGTCCCTGATCCACTCAACCGCCCTTGCCAGTAGAGGAAGTCATGCACCTTTGCGGCACGGTATATCGCTGCCCGGCGCTTGGGGGTATAGATGAACCCATACAGGAAGCCAAAGGGGCTTGAGGGCCCATTGTCGCGGAAGCAGGGCGGGATCAGCCGCTCGACTTCGTACCACTTCACGGGCTATATTCCAGCGTCCGCATCGTCGCGTATAATAACAACGTCAACGCTCCCGCTGTTGTTGGAAATGTCAACGACGGTCTGGTTCTCAATCTCCTGCACCGGGGGCGTGCTGGTGTCTTGATGCCGTCCACCCTTGCCGCCCCATATCCACTCCTCTCCCGCTGCGTAGATTGCGCCAGCCGCGACCGCACCGATGGCGATCTTCTTGCCCATCGACATCGGGGGTTTCTCCTCTGCGGCCTCTCGCCGCACGAACGCGCCGACGACAGGCTGACCGTCAGCGGCACATAGAATCGGGCCGTAGGACGTGGCGGATCTGCCACTAGAAGTACACCCGGACAAGAGCGCTACCAGAACCAACGATACTAATATTTTCATTTCAACACCTTTATGTTTGATGTGTCACGGGTGGACTGCTGGAGAATGCGATGGTCGAATCCATTGTCCTGATCGGGGATCGTGGTATCCGATACATCGCGGGTCGGGCACGATGTTTGAGGGGTTAAGATCTGAAAATGCTTCCCATTGACGTATAGACTGTTCTCGATCCCATCCAGATCGTCCTTGCTTTGCTTCAAGGTGTTTGAATCGAGCGTCGAACTGGAAGATGCCCCAGAGAAGGGGAACCACCATGCAAGCAAGAGTGCGGAGGCAACCGATAGAGATTGCATAATTTTTATCGACAGTCGTGTACGATTCGCCTCCCGCACGGGAATCCGTATGGTCTTGCTCCGGGGAATCTGTCTCGCGCCTGCTCCGTCCCATGTCACCCTCGTCCATTCATACGGATCTTGCATCTCTGCATCCTATGGCGCGACTACGTTCTTGGTGTCGCCACCGTTCGCGGTATAAAACTCATAGTAACTGAGCATCTTGGTTCCGTCTCCGATTGCGATCAACAGCCGAAACTCATTGCTGCTCGCAAGCGCAGCCTGTTCCTCTGCCACTATTGCTGCGGCAACATCGGCCCACGGTACAGGCTGATCCGTTACGCCGTATGAGGTGGCGAGCGCGACGATATTGGAAGCGGCATTATTCTGCACGGCTATCGACCATCCGTTTTCGGCGTACTCGATAGCCTTTGCAGCAGCAGTTATGTCTGCTGCGCTCATAGATGCGGCGAGCGTAGTGAGTTGCGCGGGAGTTACACCATCAAGGCCAATCACATGGGTCTGTCCGTCAACAAAGGTGAGAACCTCTGGTGTGGCAGCAACAGCAGCATTGGTGCTTACGTTGTCCATCAGCCACGAACGATAAACTGTTTCAGCGTCTGCCGTACTCAGATCAGTAGCCCAGTACCAATCAGCAGCGTGTGTAGAAACAGTCAAGCCGACGAGCAGCGCGATTGTTGCGAGTAGTTTCATATTTATTCCTGTATGAAATCCATTATGAAAACAGATACGTTGTCCGGGTAGCTGTGGTAATTCCCTGAACCGTCAGCATGGCCGACGTATCCACCCGCCACTCGGTCTGTTCCGTTGTTATGGTAAAACGTACACCGCACAACCGTTCCCGACGGTAGGTAGGCACGGGTCTGTACGTGATAAACTTGCGCCTGATGGGACATATTATACGTTGAACTAATAGGGGTTGAAATCCAGTGGCAGTCGTTCGTCATAACTGAAAATATCCCAAGCTTTTGTATTCCGATTGGATGCACCATCCAGTAGGATGCGTAGACTTCCCACCACCCAGTTTTTCGTGTCGTGATGAAACCTGTTGCCGGATCACACATGTTGCCGAAATCTGCAACCTCAAGCGAGAAGATGCAGTCATTAGTGACGCCAGTTGGCAGCGTCTGCCAATCGTTCGATCCGTATGCGAGTTGCCCCCAGTAGTTTGTGTCGTCAGCGTTACCGCCACCACCACCACCCGCGCTCACGTCCCAGCCGTTTGTGTCGGATGCCTTAAGAACAGGAGAGCCAGCGTTGGTCAAGGAGTTGAACGTGCCAACCGTGCCGTTGACCGTGCCGAACTCTTTACCGGACGCAGACAAACTGGCGAGCATTGCGATTGTTGCGATCAGCTTCTTCATAATGCATCCACCTCAGACTTGTACTGCGCCCATGTATTTGTGCCGCGACTTTCCAAAACACGTATCCGGTTATCCATCAAGAACTGCATCACATGGGCCTTGCGTTCTATCTCTGTCCAGAGTGACTCGATGTCGGCTACTGCTGCGGCCCTCGCAGCTTCAGCAGCGGCAGAACCATACGCCTCAAAGCCTGCGGCGTACTGCTCGCTGGTCACTTCGACCCAAACCACTCCAGCCTCTTGCTGCTTCAACGCATCGGGAATGCCGCTCGACAGAATCGGATCGTCTGTCCATATCGCAGTCGCGCCTTCAAACTCCGCAGTCGTAGAATCCACGATAAAATAGTGATTCGTTTCGTGCTCCGCAAACACGGGCACGGTCATCAGCAGCAGACAAATAATGATAGAGCGAATCATGGTTGCTCCTTCGTTATATTCACGATCATGCGGAACGGCGTATCCGAATCCGCTTGCGAGTTAAGACCCGTTACGAATGAATATGTGCTTGCGTACTGGTGAAAGAACCACAGCGGATAGTTCGATATTGCGCTGTCCTTGTGGAACCAAGACGCAGCGAGTGGGGCTATCCCATTGATGCCTTGATCTTGAATGTTCTTATAATACTTTACGCCACCCGTCGCGGCATCGTTCGTCTGAATCACCCATCCGTGATTATCGACTCCAGACGCACCATCCAGACATGCCTCAATAGATAGACTGATCCACACGTTTGTATACGGTGGCGTGATAGCACCCACAACCGGATCGTAAATGTTGTGGATGTCGCTGTGCTCCGCATCGGGATCAACACGCGCAAACGTGGATGCAGCGAATGTCGGGTATCGTCCCGCAAAATATACGCTCGCATACATATTGGTCGTTGTGTCGCCCCCACCCGATACATCCCACCCATTCGTCTGTGCCGATTGCAGATAGTTACCAAGCGCAGCAGTCACGCTCGACCCGGCTACGGTCACGCGGCCCGTCCAAGCGAACGATCCGAACGTGGTCAGATCAACGAGCACAGTATTCATATTCGATACACTCACCGCATCTGGCGAGATGATCTCGTCATATCCTGTAGCCTGAGTGCGGAACACCTGCACGATCTGTCCCGTGCTGGCAAGTCCGTGGTCAACGGTCAGAACGCCTGCCGCCAAATCAGCGTGGCGAAACGTGACCGTGTATTGTGCGCTGGTCGCGAGCGTTCCACCACCACCCGCGCTCACGTTCCACCCGTTCGTCATCGCAAACGTCACCATAACATTCGTCGCGGACGCAGGCAGTCCACCAGACTGCGCCTCGTTCGTCCATGCAGATTTTCCGCTGTCCCATGTCAAAACGTGACCGTCAACAAGGTTTGCCATTGTGTATTTAGCCGCGAACGCCTCCGCGTTGCCGAAGTCTATACCGCCGGGCAGGAATGCCAAGCCATCGCCCGCGAGAATGGTGAGCGGGTTCGTTGCCGTGCCGAGCGCAATCCGGCCCCCGGTGTTCGTCGCTATGATAGCCGTCGAACCGACTACGTTGCCGAGTTGAAACAATCCCGCAGACGTGCCGACCCGGTTGCCAAGGCCAACGGAATTTTTTAGGACATCAACATAGCCGGAGGAGTTTGAAAACGTCGAGCCGCCCGCGTTTTCCCCGATTGTAATTATATCCGTACCCGTGCTCCCGCGAAAGTATCCCGCCGCCGCGTTGGCACCATCGGCAAGCCGCACGCGAATCGTTCCGTTGCTTGCCATGAACGCGTAGTCCGGGCCACCCGCGACCAACTCGACACCCCGCAACCCGTCGCCGTGCCTGTTTCCCACGTCGGAGACTTGCGTAAGGCTCGGTCGATTGCTCGCCGCGACGAGCGCGTTTATATCCGCCTCGAAGGTGTTACTCGCCGCGTTGAGCGCTACGACCGAATCGTTGAGCGCGTTCGTGATCGACGCGATAACCCATGCGGCTGTAGAGTTGACGTGCAAGTATGATCCATGAACGGCACCCGTCGCGGCACCCTGTATCGCCGCGTCCGTCAGGCCGATAGTGTTAGACCCGCTCCGCCCTGCGCCCGCCAGCGTGAGCCGTGAACCAGACACGGCAAGCCAGTTCGTGAAGATGTCGCCGCTAGATACAACGCTCCAGCCGCTTGTGTCGGACGATATCAAGTAGGGGCGGTTCAGTACGGTTAGCAGCGAGAAATCGAGTATGTTGGAAATTGCCGCAAGGGCATTGCCACCGGAGGCCGGGTTGCGGTCAAGCAAGAAGCGTCCGTCTGGCCAAGTAAACCGTCGCGCATCAACGCGGTTGGTCATGGAAAAACTTGCGTAAAACGTGCCGCTCGTTCCTGTGAGCGCGAGGGGGATATTAAATTTCGCGTAATTGTTCACGCCGTCAGCGTTGCCCGTAATCGAGTGCAGCCCGGTCGAGTATTGCCCGTTGGTTCCCCAACCGAGAACGGGTATCCAGTTGGTATCCGCGACCCACTTCTTGCCGCCGATATATGTATAGATGCGGGCCGTAGGCGTGTCGCCTTGTCGGGTGTCGATGCTCCACGGCTGGCGCGGCCTGTCGCCGTCAACCTTGGTCTTTATATACGGGTCAGCCGCAAGGGCTAACACGGGGAGAGCGAGTGCGGCGAGAATAGAGAGGGCGTATTTCATAGGCGCGGCAAGTTTAACACCGAGCGAGAGAGCCGACAAACGCGGGTTAATTTCTCACTTTGTAGAAAGTGCAATTTCATTTCTAAGAACTGACACAGATTAAGGGCAGAATTACCGCGCCAACATTTCGACCCCGTGCGAGTTTGCTAGAGAATACGCACGAAATAAAATATCTTTTGATTGTTGCCGGGTTGGCACGGCTAGTGCTTATGTAATATGGCGTGAACGCAACGAACAACACGAACCACGAAGGAACAAAGAACATGGCTAATCCAAACAAAATGGGAATGACAGACGGGCAGCTCTTGAAGATGCGGCAGCGAAGGGCAGCGAATCGGACGCCGTTGCCCCTCGACCCTAAGTTGGAGGAGTTAATGAACGCCGTGCGGGATGGCTCCAAGACCCCGAAGCAGGCAGCGGAAGAGACACGGGAACATCTCAAGAAAAAGGAAAGGAACTAAGAACATGACGAACAACCAACACGGAAAAAACAGCGTATACGGCAAGGCATGGGCTTCCGGGTACAACGGCGGCGACAAGGGCAAGACATGGAGCGAGGAGCGGCTGGCGGCATATCGCGCAGGGGCTAATGCGCGTTGGTCGGATTCGATACCTTGGGGAATCGGTAACAGGACAGGGGGAAACGGTGGAAAGTAAGCGCGTTGAGATGATCGAGCTTTCACCCGTGGCCGTGGCGCTGCTTAAGCCCTTATCGAAAGAGGACAAGCGCGGAGCAGCGGCTAGGGCTTGGGTAGCGTATCACTCGCGGCACCTTCGGACGATTGCGCAGGAGGAAGCAAGCCGAGCTGGTCGCAAATGAACGCCTCAAGCTGCTCCCGGTTCGGTTCTGTCTCAAGGTACAGAATCAAGAGGTCGGTAAAGGCGGCAGACCAATCAGCGAGAACGTCGGAATAATATATGCGCATGACGCATTGTAGCAAAAGGAACACATGATCGTTAGAAAAACACTAGAGACGCAATGGCAAGAAGCAGCCGCGCACAATTACGAGCGCTACATTGCGGCAGACAACCAGATGCAGAAGTGGGGCGCGTTCGCCCTGTGTAGTCTGGCGCTGAATCTGCTGCTCACATTAGCGCTTGCGTTCCGAATCTTCGGAAGCTAAAATACAGAAAATAGGAGGTCAAGATATGAGTAACGAAGCAGGGGAAATATACGGCAAACTGGTAGCCGTGCAGAGCAAGGTCGGGGCCATCGGCAAGGACGGGCGCAACGATGCGCAGCGTTATAACTTCCGTGGCATCGACGCGGTTTACAATGCGTGCGGCCCGGCGTTCCGGGACGAGGGCGTTCTCGTGTTGCCCGACGTTATCGAGAGCAGCACCACGGAACGCGCCACACGGAACGGCGGCGTCCTGTTCTGCACGCGGCTGCGCGTGCGGCATACGTTCGCGGCTGCGGACGGGTCGAGCGTGTCATGCACTACGGAGGGAGAGGGCATGGACAGCGGCGACAAGGCTACGAATAAGGCCATGAGCGCGGCCTACAAGTACGCGATCTTCGAGACGCTATGTATACCTGTCAGCGATCTGCACGACGCCGACAAGGACAGCCCGGAACCCGTTGCGGCTCCCGTGGCGGAACCCGTCAAGGACGACGGTGTACCGAAGATAACGGCGGACATGCGCAAGCACTTAGCCGGGGTTGCAAAAGAGGCGGCGTGTCCGAACGAGATTGCCAAGTGCATCATCGAGGCGGAGGCCGGGTGCAAGTCGTCGGCAGAGATTCCGTTCGAGACGTTCGAGCACATCTGCCAGCACATCCGGGGCTGGAAAGCATGGAGCGAAAACGTAGGCGACAACGCCACGGAAGGCGGGGCCGAATAATGACCGACGACGCCAGAATGCGGGAGGCGGCGGAGGCATCGCGCAAGCGGTTGCCCCGTGCCTCCAACACGTCGCCGCCGCACAAGCACATACGCGGAGCGCGTGACGAGGACGAAGCGCGTCACATGCTGCGGGAGGGTCGGCAGTACGCCGGGAGCGAGCGAACGATTTCCGCGAAATACAAGCACCGCAATGGCTCTATCTATTACTACACCGACACCGCCGACTGGAGGAACGTCTAGTGTATCAATATAGCGATACCTACAAGCGGCAGATGCGGGAGCATGAGACGCTCGACCGCCACCAAGTACGCAAGCCGAAAGTCGGTGACCTTGTGCGGGTCGAGTGGGTTGACATCGTGTCCGGCTGCATGGTTGCCGGAGACTGCATGGCGCGGGCTTGGGCCATCGGATACGTTGCCGAATGGAATCAGCCAGCGCAGGGAACACGCCGCACGGTTATCGAAACGGGCGCTTGGTACGATGAAGACCACGACACCCGGCGAGACAAGACGGTTCTCCCTCACGCGGTCATAACGGAATGGAGAATCTATTCATGACGGCGGAAGTAATTATGCTCATGGCGTTTGTCGGGTTCTGTACGTGTTCCGCTCTGGCTGATGCAATTGGACACAGGGAAAGCGCGTTGCCTTTCGCTATCGGTGCCTGTATAATGTGCGCGATGCTTTTGCTGGAGGTTCTGATATGAATTGGTTCCTCTTCACGATCATCGTTCTGGAAGTTGGGGCGGGGGTTAGTTACATAACACAAGGCAAGCCGCTATTCGCGGGGTTGTGGATTAGCTATGCGGCGTCCACATATATCCTGCTGAAACTGGCAAGCTAAGGAGGTATGAAAACACCACGCAAGAAAAGCAAGCCGCCGACGGGCATCAGTTCTCCGCGCAAGTGGAAAACCTTTATGGCCCTCGGCTGCAACCACGGAGTCCATGCGGACAAGACGGCGGAGGATGCCGCTATTAAGTTCCGGGAAGACCTCGACCCGGACATGACGATACACCTTGGAGACAACTGGGACACGACCGCGTTTCGTGCGGGTGCGTCCGGGTCTGTGGACGAGGGTACGAGCATACCCGACGATTGCATAGCGGGTCTGCGATTCGTTGAGCGGTATAAGCCAGACCTGATGTTCATGGGCAACCACGAAGACAGGCTGTGGGGCTTGCGCGATCATCCGAAAGCGCTTGTGTCGTTCGCTGCAAATTGTGTTATCGAGCAGATAGAAAACCTGCTTGAAGACATGGAGTGCGAGTGCGTGCAATACGAGTCCACGGCGAGCGCTAACGCTTGGCGAATGCTTGGCGGGACGCTCTTTGGTCACGGCTACATGTTTAACGAGAACGCCGTGCGCGACCATGTGGAGATGCTCGGCCACCCGGTTGTAATCGCTCACCTGCACAAGGTTGTCATGCAGCCCGGTCGCGTGCTCGGTTCTCCAGACGGTTACTGCGTCGGCACGTTGTCGGATATCCCGGCAATGGCATACGCTGGACGCAGACGCAACACGACAAGCTGGTCGCAGGGTTGGGCATGGGGTGAGTACACAAACGACGGGGGCGGATCATGCAACGTAAAGCTTCACAAGATCAAGCAAGCACGGGCCGAGTTCAAACAAGCGCGGAACTCTTAGCGGAGAACCTAGCGCAACTTGCCGCCGCATTGAGTAGCGGAGAGGTCGGTTACGACGACGCCATAGAGCGCGGCTACGTTCCGCTGCACGACCTAGCGGGAGCAATGGGCGTGACCACGGAGACGGCACGCAAGCGCTTGCTACGCCGGGGGTGCGAGACGATTCTGTCCCGCGTTCCCGGTAAGCGGTTAGCGGAGAAGTTCTGGAAACTTGCCGCCCCGGACGAGTAGTGCAAGCGAAAGCGCTATTTTTTTTCGTCGATTTAGCCCCTGTTTATAGGGGTGAACGCACGAATTTGAAAATGGTTGAAAATAGTTCTTGCCGTTTTTGGGGAATGGGCGCATTCTATCACCATGACAACGAACAACAACACGAACCGCACGCCGCTAGAGATCAGGGACTCCATGACGAGACTTGAATGGAATACCCTTAGTCAGGCGGATCGGTCGGCGATATGCGACGACATCGAAGTTTTGCGCCATGACCTCCTCGAACATAAGCGCTACATCGCAACGCACTCACGGGTCGGGCGGTCGGCATATCTCGCACTCGCCATTCTTGAGGACAAAATAAAAGAACAACAACACGAACAACGGAGCTAAGAACATGAGCAACATCGACGAACATTGCAAGGCCGTCGGGTACGTGTTCCTGTACGTGTCCAACAAGCGGGCGGACGAGGTAATAAGCGCGGTCTATGGCGACGACATAGCCGACGCTTACCGGGTCGAGAAGTTGAACGTCCTGATGGACAGCGGCCTTGGTGCTCTGTGGGCTATGCTCGACACGGATCACAGGCGCAAGCTGGTCACGCTGGCTTGTGAGAAATACGCGCCATCATGAGTATCCGCGTTCAATGGTACATCATCGCCGCGCTTGCGGTCTGGTGCGCGTTCCAGCAGTACGCGATCAGCGTGAACGGTTCAGCCGTGCGGACGCTGCTTGATTGGGCTCATGACGAATTGAGCGATGGCGGGGCGATATATCAAGTCGCATCACATCACACGCGGACGCGATAATAACGCGCCACAGCGCATCCTAGACCCCCCGCAGACGGGCTACGGCCCATAGTGCATATCGTAATGCTGGACGTGTAGTATCCATTTCATCTCTTGGCGCAGATCGTACTTTGCGGGGGAAGCCGGGATGCCCTCCCATGGGGTATAGGTGTAGTTAAACGCAGTCCTCACCTCGTTAGTCGTTTGCGTCCCGGTGTCCTGTAGTAGATACGCAACGTCTGAGGTCGGCGCAATGCCGAACCAGTCGAAATAGTCGTAATGGGTAGCGGGCGAGCCGCTCGTTACCTTCCCGTCGAATGCGGCGTATGTCCTCCCGTAGTGCGGGCGCTGATTCCATATGTGCAAGGCTTGGTTATATCCGAACTTGCTACCGACGGGGGCAGACATCTTTATCGGCTGTACAGAAATCGGGTTGTTGTTCGTGATCGCCCGGAAGTTTATCAACCAAGGGAGATCATTCGCTGTGGCCGGATTGGTCAACCCATAGGCCGGGTTGGTTTCCACGTTCGCGATAAATAGCGTCTTGGTTAGCGCCCACGCGTTCGACTCCAGAAATGGGGAATTTATTGTCTTGCCCGTCACCACCCCGTCAACGGCATCGGGTCGCGATATCGGGCCGGGGTCGAACTGCCCGACCGAACCGCCGACGGACGTGTCTCTCGAAAAGCTGACGTATAGATTACTCACCAGCGGGCGCATATACGCCCAACCGTTCGATACCTTGTGCAGGTTAAACCACGGTGTCACATCAAGGTAGTTTGTGGGTGCGCCTACGTGATCGAGCAGACCCGTCACCGTCCACCGGGGGAGCATATTGGTTAGGGGTGCGCCGTTGGTAGGCCACCAGCCGCCGTCCGCCATGGATGTAAAAATATCGTTGCTTGAATATGTATTATTGATCCAGTTTGGAATGGTGCGCTCTAAGTCTTGCTTGTAACTCACAAGGTTGGCGCGTTGCTTAAACCGTTTCGGCACGCCACCGATAACACCACCCCTTGACGGGTGCGGCGTAATGGTCGGCGTTGCGTTGCTCTGTATCATGAGCCGCTCCCACAGCGAAGAATACACGTCTACTTGCCGCTGATACCCCTTGAAGCGGTAGCCGTCAGCGGGCCATGCGTTTGTATGCCAGCCAGCTAGAGCGGCGGCGGGTACGAGTACGGCAACGAGCAGGGCCGCTAGTTTCCCATTCGCGGAATTAATGGCGCACTTCTCCAGTCTTCGATATTCGGAATGTCCATCTGTGTTGCGGCCCCGTCCCACGGTATGAACCAGAGCGGAATACTCATCGTTGCCTGTCCCGCCGTGTCGCCGCCATCAAAAAATGCATGGCTAGTGCTCGTCGTCTTTTCAAGCGTCACGGTATCGCCGCTGTCCGTGGTCACAATCTTTGCATATATCCAAGTGCTCGCGGCTATGGCTGTCGCCGTGTCTAGCGCTTGCGTCCCGGCTGTAATGGCTGTCCACACGCTCGCGATTCCGAATACCTTGTTGACGTTTCCCAAGCTGCTCGACAGACCGCCCGCCCCGCGAATCTTGTACGTGTCGCCGGACAAGTCAACGCCGTACAGGTCAAGCGGCTTGAGGTATCCCGACGCCGTACCGCCCCCGAATTGCTGCGGGTATATCGTCCACGTGTTATCCGTTCCCCTGTCTATCGTGCCGCCGTAAACTTGGAGGCGTGAAAGTACCTCGTCCACCGTGTTGTAAAAGTGGAACGGAACTTTAGCGATCGGGTCGCCCGCCTTCATGGCTGCGGGGAGTATCCATTGATCGGCCATGACTTACGCCCAATCTGTTGTGACAGAATCAACCTGCTGCACGAACACAGCCGCGCCGAGAACCTGATTCGTTTCGCGCATGGCGAATGTCTGGTTCGTATCGCCCGCGTGATCGTCAACCGCCTGTATTGCTGCGGCCTTGCTCACGGCTAACCATTCACGGGTAATTATCGTGCGGTTGCGGCTAACCTGTGGCGGCGACTCCAAGCCGGGGGCGGTCACGTATCCGCGCTCTGTCGTCTTGCGATAGTTGCGGACAACGGCGTTCGATGTCTGCAGCGTGTTCACCGTGTCGGCGGCTTGAATATAGGATGTGTCATTGAGTGCCATTTTATGAATCCTTTGCGGTGAGTAGCGGCTTCAGTTGCTTATTTAGATCCTGTAGGGCTATCTTGGACAGCCTGATATCTTCCGCCTGTTTCTCCTGCATCTTTTTTAACTTCGCCTCAAGGGCTGCGTTCTGCTGATTTTCAACGGCAGCCGCCCCGGCGACGGCTTGCCGCGCCCGAAATGCGGCCAACCTCTCGCGGTCTTTTCGGCTCATTTTATGGCCGCGCTTTTTCTCCTTCTTTACAAGCTTATCAAATTCGTCCTGCTCGTCCACTCCGGCCTGCTCGGCGTCTCCGCGTGCTTTTTCATTTTTAATAAAATCGTCTATCTGTAGCCCGGCCCGCTTGTTGAGCGCGGCCTCTATAGCCCGGCCCGCCTGCAATTCTTCCCTGATACCGCGCTTCTCCTCTTCGCGCACCTTTGCGCGGGCATCCTGCTGCATTCTCGTCAGCCGTATCTCGTTCTCTATCGCCGCCGCCTTTTCGGCTGCGTCTTTTTTCGTGTCCGCTGCTATCTTCTTCGCGTCCGCTGCGGCCTTAGCCTTGGCCGCCGCAATCTCGTCATTCAGCTTCCTTGCTTCCTCCAGCGCGGTTTTGTCAGCCTCTGCCCGCTTGTCTGCGGCAGGGTCGCCGTGTGCCGCCGTTACCCCCTTAAGGTCTTTCTCCAATTTTCGTTGAGAAGCAATTCGCTCGTCCGCTAGTTGTTTCGCCAGCTTCCCGCCCTCGATTCGGTCGCCTATGGAGAACAGCCCGCCCTCACCGGAGAAAAACCCTTCTACAGCTGCGCCCCATCCCTTGAGCTTATCAACGGCGGTTCCCACCCCTTCCGTTATTTCCTTAAACCTTCCCGGAATAGAATCAAGGAACGTAAGAACCTTTTGCAAAACTTCCTTGGTCGCAATCCCCCACTTAACTATAGACCCGTCGTTTCTTATGCGCTGCAAGAAGTCAATCAGCAGCTTCATTCTGTCCTTCACCAGACTAAGCAGCACGGCACCAAAATCAGCAAGGGCGAGCTTCCAATTATCTTGAACGGTTGACGCTAACCCCTCCCCGGTCTGCGATAGAAGCGCCATCGTTCCGTCTGCGCGGTTCATGTCGCCCTCCAGTAGCGCGAAGATATCGGCGGCTGATCCGCCAGCGTCCCTTAGCTCGCGCATGGCAACGGCGGTCTTGGGCGCAAGAATGCCCATCTCACCTAAGCGCATTGCCGCCTCTCCAAATGGTTGCCCGCCCTGTATCGCTGCATAAGCGCGGCCAACCCAAAATGCGACTTCAGAGAAACCCATGCCCGCCATTGCGGCGGCGTCACCTATACGTCGCAAGTCCTCTGTCGTTCCGAGTGCGTTCTCGCTAAATACTAAAAGCTGCTTGGCCCCCTTGGCTAGATCGTCAAATTGAAACGGGGTTGCTGCGCTGAAATCTTGCAGGCGTTTAACCTGCACTTCTGCTTTCTTCATGCTGCCGAGAAGCACGGCGAACTGTAGCCGCACGCTCTCAAACTTCATCGCTTCCTTTACGGCCTGTATTCCCGTGCGTATGGCGATAAACGCTGTCCCCATAATGGCAACGCTGGCCCCAATCTTCGCAGCCATTCCGGTAAATGCGTTCTTAACGCTCGCCCCCATTTTTTTAGCGGCTTGTCCAACTTTCTTTATACCGCTGCGGGCTGCTTTAACAGCCTTCCTGCCCAACCACTTGGCGCGTATTCTTATGCCTATTTCTTTTGCGGCCATGATTAATCCTCTAGCTGTTGATCCTTAAACTTATCGGGGCATTCCGAGATTCCGTAACGCCACTCTAAAAGCTGAACCGCTTGCAGCATTCGCCGCTCCGCAATCAGCGTAGGGTCGTTGTCGCTCTTGCTCGGCCCCTCGACCCCGGCTTCCGCCTCTTTTTGCAAGCGTATCGTGTCGGCTATCTCGTGCAGGTACTTCCGCGATACTTCCCGCTCCCATAGATCGGGCGTGCCGCCCACTTGAGATATAACCCATTGCGCAACATTAAACGCGGCCCCGGTTGGTTCCGTCGCGCCTTCGTTGGGAATGCTGATTATGTCCATCTCGTCCGCCGCATCGAGCACACCGGAAACGGCGTCCATCATTTCCGCCGTTGTGGCAACAACGGTTTTGTTCCATGCAACAAGATGATTGATGGCCGCATCGCGTGAGTAAAGGCCAGAGAAGGCGTCGTGCTCTCTGGCGTGTGCCATTGCGTACACAAGGGCGAGGACGTGGTTTTCCTCCCCGTCGAGCGCGTCGAGGATAAACTGATACCAAACCTCCGCTTGCCGGGTTAAGGGCCACAACCAAAGGTTGCCCGCTCGGTGCGGCGTACCCTTGGCGAGTGTTGTGCCGCCCGTCGGGTTCGTTATCTTGCGGCACAGATCATTCAGCCAGCAGACATGATGCAGTTCGAGGGTTACACCCTGCGCGGCGAAAATGTCAATCTGTGTTTTCGCTATCGGGTGCAGACTGTCTCTTACGCTCTGGCCCATGCTTTTCCTCCCCGCCCTTCTTCGGTTCCTTCGCGGGGGGCGTCAGAACTTCGGTATAATCCTTGCCTGACATGTTAGCTGGCCGTGCTTGCGACGTTCTTAAACACGCCGATTGATCCGGTAGAATATCCGGTGTTCTCGTCGCTGCGGCTAACTGGAGAATTAACCGTCCATCCCGTGTCCACGGCTGCGCCCGGATTCCCGGTTACGCCGACGAAATCGTTCGACGCCTCCACGCGCCCGGTGTGGACATCGGCACAAGCCGTGCTGCCCGTCGTCCCCGCTTCGCGTGTCACGGTTCCGCTCACGGTACAGCTTGAGCCGTTCAACTTCGTGACAGTATCAACCGTTGCGCCGAACTTGGTTGCAGCGCGTGATCCGGCGATCTCCAGATCGCTCGTGTCGATCTTCCGCACGTCGCCGTCAACCGAAGGGCATGATTCCCCGGTGATCGTTATGCGCGGGCGGGCCGTGTTCGACGTAGTAACGGTAATGCCCGTTATGACATGAGACGAGATGACTTTGCCGATGCGGAAGTCTTTGCTCGATGTCGTGTCGTAGAACAGCAGCCCTGTATCGCTGCACGTCACATATTCAACCGTGCGGGTCGTTATGGTGTCGTAAATGGAGGATGCGGAAACGTCGGCGTTCTCATCCATCGCCTGCGCTTCGCTGGTGGATTTGTCTTGTGTGCTGGAAACGAGAAGAACCTCTGTGTCCGCAAACGACCAGTAATCTGTATCCGCTGAAAAACTCATATCAATAACCTCATGCCTGCCGCGCCTCTAGGTCGTCGGCTATGTTTATCATGTTTCGGCGCTGATCCGATTCGACCATATAGCGCCCCGTTTTCTCGCGCATTCCTTGAAGCCCGATATCGTTGTCTGACTCCTCCATGAATGCGCAAGCTGTACCGCCAAAGATTATACCAGCATTTCCACAATGCGCCAACCAGTACGCCCAACTGTGGCGCTGCTGTGCGTGTCTGCCGTCGTTTGTGTCGATTCCATATGTTATTATCTGGTCAATTTCTGCACCTTCTGAATGCTCATATAGTGCGTGCGCTAGCATCATAGACGGCGAGCCTAGGAAATAATTCGTGCCGAGCTTGTCGAAAACTTCACCCCAATTTATGACGGTTTGATTCGGCACCAGCGGCAACGGCTCCGATACGCAAACCTCGCAGCGCAAGTCCGCGAGTTCTTTGAAGTGATCGACGGGCGGGCCGTTGGGCGTGGATGCGTCCCACGTTTTCAGATAGTTCCACGAGTGCAACTCATAGAAGCGCGACCAGCCGCCGTCCGCTAGATCGGGAAAGCATAGATACCCGTTGTTCAAACCCCACACTTCCGCGCCATCCGGGATGTGTGCCTTGATACCGTGCGAGCGCACCATGGAGCTATGCCCCATGCCGAGAATAACAATCGTTCTGCCCTTGCTCACTTCGACCCCCTTTGCATTATCTTGTCTATGGTCAACACAGCAGCAAGCAGCAGCAGCGCAAACGGCATGAGGGCCAACCCCATGCACCGACGCGCAACCTTAACGCCTCCCCTGTATTGCCTCCCCGCGTCTCCCATCTTCTACCCCAAATCTGCGCTCGTTCTGAATACCAGTTGAAACGGGATCGAACACGTCCACGCCTCGACACCATCACCGAACGCTGCGGGCGTCGGGTCTGTCGGTAGCCCTGTCGGGTTGAGCATATGTATATTCCCGACGTGGTGCAGGTTGGTCGTCGTCGCGTCCTCTACGCCGTCGCGGAGTAGTTGAAGAATGGACATCGCCCAATCCTGACACATACGCCGCGTCTCGTATCGGCACTCTGCGGTTGCGTCCATTACGAGTTCATCATAACACGCGACCGTCCCGGCCATGATCTCCGTAACGTCGGCATCGCCCCCGCCGCCGCTGGTGAACATCCACACGTTCGTCATGCTGTCCGGCATTGCGCCAAGGAAACACTCGCGCCCCGGCGTGTGGTTAAGATGCTCCGCGATTGCGTTGAACGCTGACTCTTCCGCGCTGCTCCATGCAATATCAATTTCCACGATTAAACCCCCTTATAAGGTCGGCTATGACGCCGTTAATTTCTCTCTCAAAATTCCTCTGCTCGTCACGTCCGGCGTTCTCTATGAACTTGTCGCCCACGTTGCCGCTCACGTTCTTTGCTATGGAACCCGGCCCCAAGTGCTTCCACGTCTTCCCCCGCTCGTCGTGTATCTTCTCGGCGTACTTCCCGCCGGGACTGTTCGACGGCACGTATATTAACACAGACTCGTCTTCCAACTTGCTCGTAATAGAATTACGCAGAGCGCCGGGGTTGAAGTCGTTGCGCTTCGTCTTGCGCGTCTTGAGCGTGCGGACATACTGCCCCTTTGTCGGTGACTCTGGACAGTACGCCTGTGCGGTTCCCTTGACTCGCAACCCGATGCGCTGCAATGCGGTTTTCATTCCGCTCCCCGCCTTGGTGCTTAACCTGTCCAGCTTGCGGATTGCGTTGCGTATATCCCCGGCCCCGTGATCTATAGATACGTCGAGCATTAGTAAATGCGCCCCTCGATAGCTTCCGGCGGGTCGTGCTGCGTGACCTTGCCGCCCATGATCTCCGCCAACTCCCGCGCAAGAAGGATATCCGTGTCCGGGTAATAGTCGTCGTGGATCATGGGTGCGCTTTGTGTGAAGTCGTTTGCCGTATCAGCGAAACCCTGTATTTCGCAAGTCCACGTCTCTCCGTCGAACTTGAGCGGCGGGAATCCTTCTATCGTTATCGTTGTCATATTATCTGTCCCTCAATAGCCTGTATATGAAGTCGAAAAAGTCGGGGTCGTCCTTGGCGAATTTCAGCGGGTTGCGGTACATGGCCTCGACGCCCATAGATACAATCTCTGTAGAACTTGGCGAGGCCGTGCTTCCGTAAATCTTGCCCGTATATGGGTTCTTAAACTCGTCAGGGAAACATACTTCGTGCGCCTTGTACGAACTCCCCGGCTTGAGGTCTTTCAGCCGCCTCAGCTTCTCGCCCGGCTTCTTGCGCCTATTGAGGAACGCAACGGCTTCACGGTGTACGCGGGGCGATGCGTACTCTAGCGCGTGCGACATCTCGTGTATGATTATGCCAATGTCATCGGACGCTGAATAGTATATCCCGCGCCCCTCGACATGATACGCTCGGCCCCGTTTCGTCGTTGCGTTTATCTTCACGTCGTCCAGTTCCGTTCCGGCACCGATCATCCTGTTGAATGAATCCCGCGCCTCGTTTAGCTGTGCATTCCGCACCTTATTATTCACAATGGACGGCGAGACGCCCCCGGCCTTGGATGTTCCCGGCGTGTCTTGGTATATCAGGCCGCGGGCGCGTCGGTGTATCCCGTGCTTCGCGGCCTCCTTCGCCCTCAATGATTTCACACGTAGGGCGTTCAGCCTGTTCCATTCCTTGTTAAAGGCTTTGTATGCCGGGTCTGCCTTTGAGTGTATCTTTCCGATCTGCTTCCGTAACTCGTCATGCCCCTTATCTGTTTCAGACAAAACCTTCGAGTGCTTAAGCTCGGCGTCACGGAGAGCCGCCTTTTCCGCGGCAGTCGGGGTTGCCTTCTCTAACTCCTTCCGCAGGTCTGTCGCCTCCGTCTTCCATTGCTCCTCCGTCCGTGGGCCAGCTTTCTTGCGTCCGGGGGTAGGCGTAGGCTTGGGCGTAGATCGTGGCCTCAGCGGCGTTACAGGCACCTTGCGGGCGACCTTGGCACCCCGCCGCCATCCATCAAACACCTTTACCATATCCCCCAAGCCCACGGCGCGTAGCCCCTCTGCCCCTTGCTTCGCGTATAGGACGAACGCTTCCGCCGTCATTTCGGTTGCGTTTGCGTGTCCATACCCGGACAGAACGCCCCCGGCTCTGCCCGCCTTTTCTTGCTCCATCCACTTATTATATATAGAAGCGATTCGCGCCTTGTCGGCCTTGTGTGCAAATTCTAATGCGTGCGCGTATTCATGCGTAAGCATCCCCCCTGACGTAGGCGACTCAAGCCAGCCCGCCTGCACGCTCTGCGATGCGGATTTAAGAGATGCCTTATTTTTCCAAGTTTCCAAATCTAGGTTCATGAATACCTTCTGCTTGTCGTTTATGGTAAAGCGGAAAACCTGCGCGGGCGTTCTGTTCCCCAATATATCAACAGGTAGGTCGGTCATGCCTACGCCGTCAAGCGTTACTCCGTACTCGTCAACTAAATCGGAAAGCGTCTTGTTTATTTTATTGGCTACGTCCACGTCATCTATGCCGGAGTAGTCAATATCCTTGGCAATGCCTTTACGCTTCGCCCACTCCTCCGCCTCCCCAATGGTCTTTGCGGGAACAAATGCGCCCGGCGTTGGCGGCGCAATGGGCGGCGTTACTGGCGGCTTAACGGGCGGAGTCACGGGCGGCTTAATCTTGTCCGCCTCAATGCGCCGTAACTGCTCCTGCTTGGTCGCTATCCTGTTCGCGCTCTTGTCCTCGGCCTGCTTCTTAAGCGCGTCCGTGGATGCCGAGACATATGCTAGATAATGGCGGCAGTTAGGGTGATACAATCCGTCGGCTATGGCGTCATCGAGTGACGGGTATTCCGTACTGGTTCCGCTCACGCTTACGATGCGGCCAGCCCATGCAACGCAGCCGGGGTGCGAGTCACCAACGACGCCGCCTTCTATGATAGCGAGATCGACGCCCGCCTCGTTCATCACGTTTACAGTTGTCTCGCGTGCGACGGTTGCGTGCAGCGTCCTGTTCTGCATGTTGAAATAGTTGCCCGCTTTCCACTTGCGCCCGCTCTGATCTATGAATGCCCATGTATTGCTCTTAGCCAGAACGGTTCCCATGACTTCCTTCTGAATCTCGCGGGCGGTCATGCCCGTCAGCGCGGCCTGTCTGTTGACGTCGATAACCGCCTTGCGGAGCGTGCGTATATCCTGCTCCAGCATTCCACCCAAGCGGCCATTAACGGCGGCAATGTGCTTGCCCGTCTTGGGCGACACGATGCGCGTCATGTCGTCAACGTACTTACGAGAAAACTGTTTCCACCGCTGGTTGTATTGGCCGGGCGGCAAGTCGTCTATCGCCATACGTCGCCACTCTTTAGCTGTGGCCGATACGCGGCTGCTCGTGAAGTCGTCAAGCTCTCCACCGAAGCGGATGTATTCCTTGCGCAGGTCGGAGTATAGCGTGTCGCGCAGCGTGGCTGCGGATGCGAAGCGTTGGTCGCGCACGGCGGCAACGATCTTGCGCTCCATGCGGTTGCGGGCCTTGAGTATAACCTTGCGCATGGCCTCTGCGCCGATGCGCTCTTGCGCGAGTAGAACCTGCCGCCGTCCGCTCGGTCGGGGTATGTTGCCCCCGGCCACGGGTTAGCCCCTGTCTATCATGATGCGATTCTTGCGCATGAACGCGAGAGCCGCTGGCGAGACTGCCATCGTCATATCTGCCGCGTCCTCGTCCACGCTGCGCGGGGATGATAGCCCACCGGGGCCGGACACGGGAACATTAACAGACATCCAGATCGCTTGCTCGAAGACTGCGCGGTCGTCACGCTGAACCGTGTTCGTGGTGCCGCCGGGGTCGTTCATCGTGCGGCCCTGTGTGGCCTCCAGTACGATAAGCGCCCGGTCGAACCACATCTTCTGATCGCCGTTAGATAGCGCGGCCCATGCATTGCCCTGCGGGTGCCTCGACGGGTCGAGATACTCGGAGCAGTCTTGAAGTGTCTGCGTCCACGCCATGACTAGTCAGTCGCCTCGACCTGCTCGGTCGCCTTCTTCTTTTTGGGCGTCTTGACGGGTGCGGCCTCCAGCGCGTCTCCGCCGTCCTGCGCGTATCCCTGATCTAGGAACCACGTAAGATCGACCTTGGCGCAAGTGCGGCGACGAATTGTGCCGTCACGGTACTCGCGGAAAATCTTCACCCTGTCGGTGCATTCTTCGTTGCGTGAAACCTTATCGAGCAGCCCTTCAAGGTACTCCTTCTTTCGGAGATACTTCTTGCTCTGCTGACCCTCAGCGTAGCCGTCTTCGATCGCCCCAAGCTCGCGCTCCACCGCTCTAATCGTTGCCCCCTGTAGTCCTTCAATCGTTGCCATTTCCTTACTCCTATTTTTCTTCGTTAGCGATTTCCCCACCCCTTACCCAACCCCGGCGAACCGGGGCGGGCGTCCCTGTTAGGAGGTAGGGAGGGGAGAAGTTGCTTGCTTACGCCAGCAGGTCGGTGTCGAGGTTCACATCCACCATTTCGGACGGACGATAAACCTTGGCTCCAGCCGTGATCCGCACGCGGATACCGTCGGCCCAGAAACCTTCCAGACGCAGTTTTTCGATCTGCGACGGGTCGATCTGAACGGCACAAGCGATTCCGCCCGGCACACCCATTCCGACGTTAGGCATGTTGCCTGCGATACCGTGAGCGACCGACGCGGCCTCAACCACGTTGGGCGCTTGGAACACCTGAGCGAATCCGCCCATGGGGCCGATAGACGAGGAGCTCGCACCGCGAGCGGCGTCGCCGCCGACAGTCTCGACCGTGCCATGCGCAATCCGAATGCCCTGTATGGCAATATTCGGGAGAGCGATGAAACGACCCCGCTGCGGGCAGTCGTTGTCGTCCATGTCCTTATGAACCGACGCGAAAAACTTCGCGATCTCGGCGGCTGTAGGACTCGCGCCCCATTGCCAAGCGGTCGAACCAGTCTCGAAGTTGTCGGTCGTAATCTCGGTGTACTTACCAAAGATCAACTGATCCAACTCGTCGGCCAGCGCGTACGTCATGGTGCCAGCAATCGCGGCCTCTAGGCTCTGCCCGGAGGATTCGATCTGCACCTTGTCGTTATCGCGGATCTTGACGGGAACTTCCTTGTCCAGCGTGATCGTCAAGCTGTTGTTGGTCGTATCCAGTTCGTTGTAGGTCATGGCGGTACCTTCATCGACATCGTTAGCCGAAGCGTCGTTGAGGGTATTGATGTCCAACTGCGTGCCTTTGGCTTTCAGTCCGGTCGTAATCGAGGTGTTGCAGAACGCAAGACCGGGAAGGTTCTTGCGGAAGTTCAGCACCAAGTTCGCGAGAACTAAGCTAGGCTTGAAGTTTGAGTATGACATTTTATATTTTCCTTTTCTGTGCCTTACGGCTTTCTATTTGCGTTTTCCGACGGCAATCCACGAGAGGTTGGTTTGCGGAGCACCGCCACCAACGCCGATGAAGCCGTTGAACACTACTTTGTTGGAGGTGATCGTGCAGCGGATAGGGGCGTTAGTTGACGCCGCACCACCGAACGCATCCGTCCAGTTGGCTGTAACATTTGGAGCCGCGAGGTAGACAGCACCGAAAGTTACCGTCTGCCCGTTGGTTGCTGTGCCGTGCTGAATCTGGAGAGCCGTCGAGGCATCTCCACCCGTCACGACGTACTTGCTATCCGCCAGCAATTCCGCGTCAGCGTCAACGATAGTATTCGTCGTTGCGCTGTTCGTGGATATAACCGTAATAGCACCGTCAACCGCATAGATGGCGCGGGTTGACTGTACTGCGGCAGAAGCCGACAGGACGCCAAACACGCCGAGCACGGCCAATGTTGCGAGTATGTATTTCATACACATATTTCCTTTTTCTGTTTTCAGTTTGTGAGATCAACGGAACCGTCGGACAGTCCAGCCTCGACCGTAGCAAGCGCCTTCTCGGCTGATGCTAAGTCACCCGACATCGCAGTATGTAGCAGGGCTGAACCCTCAATCTGCGACACCGGAG